AGTCACCCTGCCAGATGATTGAGTCCACCGCGTACTGGTTGGTGAACGTGCCCCACTGGTTGACGAGGTAGTCGTAGAGCAGCGTCTTGCCCGACTCCAGCGTGAACCGGACCTGGTTGGTGCGAGCGAGCAGCGCCGCCGAGGTGATCACCTCGTTGTTGTACGCCTCGACCGGAGCGCCGATGTACTGCACCTGGAGCGAGCGGTCGATCAGGTAGATGCCCTTGCGGCTCTGGAACATGATGCCGACGGGCGTGCCCACCACGCTGCGCGGGTCAATGCAGCCGCAGTCGGTGGTGATGAGAATTGCACCCGTCGTTAGATCGTTGTTGGTGCCGTTGTTTTCTGGGCCTTGACCAACCACAAAAAAGATCCGGTCACCCTTGAACACAAGCAGTTTGTCGTCCACCGTCGCAAGCGCAGTGATCGGGCCGCCGCGAGGATCAATCTGCATGACAAACCCGTCGTTAAACGCAACCGGCGTTGAAGCTCCGATGTTTTTGCTGTACCAGATCGTCAGCGGATCAGTGCTGGGAACAATCCAAAGCCGATTGCGGTGCAGAGCGATCAAGCCCGTTGGAGGAGCACAAATGTTTTCTACGATTGACGTGATGCCCGAATTGGCTTGCAGCGGTTGGCAGTACAAGCCTGGGCGCCTTTCCAGCACGGCATCGGACATTGTATCGGTGAAATACAGATAGTCACCGTTTACATTGTTGATGTCAGGGGAGGTCAAGCTAGAAACGCGGTAAAAAAACGACCCATCAGCCTTGGTGCGATAGACCACAATCTGCACCGGATAATTGCCCGTTTTAGCAGTTAGGTTAAGATAATTAACCCTGAGAAAAACGCGCGAGTTTGCCCCTACCGCTCCGGTAGTCTTGTACAACGCAGGCGCGCTTTGGTGAATGTTGCCTTGGTTGTCTACCCACTCATAGCAAGCAGTGTAATAGTACGTTCCAGCGGAAAGCTCGCCACCAGATATGGCAACGTTGTCAATCGTCAGGATTGGATACACATGGAAGCCGTGCTCAACGATGGACGCACCATCGTACATCTGCACAAATCCGCCAGTTAAATGCAAGTCAGAAGCAAGCTCGGCATGATTGACGGCAAACTTGGGCGCAGCAAGATCAAATGTCACGGCAGACACGTTAGGCTGCGTCTGAGTCAGCGATCCTTCAATCAACACTTGGTTGGTAAGCGCATACCGCCATGTGGTGTCGTTAACCAGAGTGGCACCCGCAAGCAGCGGTGCGTCAAGCATAGACGCAGTCACCGTTGAAAGCGTTGAGCCGCTTTCTGCCAACCAAAACCCAATGCCGGTGCCGCCCGGATTGCTTGGACTATCCGCGACGGTGATGGTTCCAGCACCAATCGCAACCACATACACGAGCGAAGGCTGCGCCGCGATGATGCCGTCGGTGCGCGCCTGGATCGGCATCCCGACCGAGAAGTTGGCCGTGTCAGAGGGCGTCGCCAGCACGATCACGCCGGTCGTAGTATTGACGTTGCTGATCACTCCGAGGGTGGCTGGCGTCGAGGCAAACTGCGCGTTGTAGGCGGGACTGCCGTTCTGGTCGCTGAATGCCTTAGCAACAAGGTTGGCGTCCTTGTCCATGAGGAAATACGCCGACTGCGAAGGCGTATCGCCATCCGGTGCGGTCACGTTGCCAGGATAGAAGTACACCACGGGCACATAGCAGTTGCCGTCGTAGTTGAACGCTTTGCCAACCGGAGTCACACCACGCTTGAGTAGCGACGGTGTGCCAACGTTGTAGGCATCTCCCACCGTGATTTTGGAAGTGGAAACCGGCTGCGTGTCACAGTTGGAGTAGAACACCGTAAAGCCGATACTCGTGCCCGTTGTGCTGCTGCCAGTGATCGCCCGAGCTTGCTGGTACTCCAAGTTGCTGACCAACGTACCGGACGCTTGCGGAACCAACGACGGGCTGAACGCAGCGTACTCAATGCTGGTCGTGAACGGAGCGGAGCCGTTATCGTTGGCAAGCACCACGACAGGTCCGTAATTCAACGAAAGGGTCTTGGTACGAAATACCGTCACAGCTCGCGACGCATACCCAATCGTCGTTTCAAGCGCGACGGTGGTTGGCGATGCGCTCAAGTAAACTCGAACGGTAGTCTCTGAGCCTGTGTCGTTGTTGAAGACCAGATAGATGCGAGGCTGCGTCTTGGTGCTGGTCGTATAGAACAACGCGGCATCGTAGTTGGGCGCAGTCGCACTGATGGTAGAGGCAAGCCCCGTAGCCACCGAGGTGATTGCCGTAATACTGGGCGCGATGGTGGCGTTAGCATGCGGGATCTGAGCCAAGTACAGTGCGGAATACGGCACTGCCGCGTAAAAGTAGATCAAAAAGTGAGTATCGGTCGCAAGAACGCGAGGCTTGGAACCGGTGGCGAGCAGCGTGGATGCAAGAAGCGTCTGTTGCGTCTGTCCGTCAATGATGCAGTACCGAATCGTGCCAGGCGTCTGCGAGTCTTCCCATGCGTATGCTTGAAGACCAGACTCTGCCGTTGCTCCATCCGGTACCGTTTGCGAGTTCGCATCGGTCACCACCGGAAACTGCTCTACGCGCGCTGGCAAATACGCGCCCTTCCGCGCCCATGCATTGGACGATTGGTCGTAGCTGAACATGGTCTGGCCATCGGCCAGCAGCAGCTCACTACCGTAAGTCGCAAGACCGACGCCCGTTGAAATCTTGGTCCCAGGTTCATTGAGGATGGACTGACCAAACGCAACGCTGCCATTGCGCTTGGTGATCGTCTTCAGCGTTGTGAACGTGCCGTTCTCAAGCTCAAGAAGCTTGCCCGCGACAACCTGCTTCTGATCGGTCTTGGTGTCCACGCCCTCTGCGAGCGGCATGGTGATGTTCTGCCGTTGCAGCATCGCGGCTCCTTAAAGCTCGTAGGCGTAAATCTTGCCGTAAGCGACGGAAAGCGTTGTCGTTGCCCAACCACCACCAGCGGGATAGCACTTGCCCTCAAGACGGAAGGTATACGTTCCAGCGGCGGGAGGAACGTAAATTCCGCTGATCATGGTCAACGGCACCCGAAACACGCCACCTGATGCATTGCAGTACACGTCAATGTCCTGCGGCAGTATCTTGGTGGATGCGCTTCCAGACACATCAATCTGCACCTTGGCTGAAACCCTGCCAGCCGCGTTACCGGAAAGCTCAATATACCCGTAGTTTGGTGTTGCCGCAGGCTCGGTGATCATGCCGACAATCACTGGTCGCCCAGTAGTGGTTAACGTAACGCTGTTTGACAAACCAATGAACGTTGAGGTGTCAGTCGTCGTTACACTGAGAAATGACGAAACCTGTTCACCCACCGCAACAAGCATCGGTCGCGTGATGCCATGCGACTGCGTCACATACCCAAGTGTGACCACTGAGCCGCTGGTGGACGAAGTGACAAACGAGTTGGTCGCAGGCACCGTAGCGGGCAGCTTGAGCGTGTACGACACCGAGTAGGGAGACTGCTGAAGCGTTACCACTCCCGCAAACTGAACACCTCCCGTGTCAAGCGTAGCCCTGTTGCCGTTCTCGTCCAAAAACTCGTAACTGAGTGAGCCACTAACGTAGTTCACAGCAGCGTTTGGGACGATTCCGCCAATGTTGCCGGTCCCACCGACATTCACTGTGCCGCCGGTCGTAATCTGCACCGAGTCACCGTTGCCGTTCACAAAGTAGAGATCACCGGACGCAGTGTGAACTGAGTTGGGCGTACCACCGTAACCGTCAAGGAACACGGCCTTAGTCAAGTCCGTTGCTGCGTGCGTGTTGAACGACAAGTCAGCATCAATGTTGATCGCACCAGTAGTGATCGGCACGCCGATGGCGATGTGATCATGCGCGTCAATGATGGTGAGATCCGCGTTGATCTGCGAGGCCCACGTCGGTCCCGGCGTCTGCGACACCAGCGGCAGCGTCAAGTTCATGTTTGGCGTCGTCATTTTAACTCCTAAATTGATGTAGCCACAGTGTGACTGACTTCAACCCAATATGTGCCATTAAAGATCAAAACCATAGAGCCGCCAGGATCAAGCTTGTTCGTAGCGTTGCCCAAGCTTAACGCATAAGCAGCGCCTCTCTGCAAAATAATGTGATTGGTGGCGCCAACGTTCATTAACACCACCATCTGACCAGCCACAGCGTTTGCCGTCAAAATTGTCGGCGTTGAGGTCAGCGTGTAGTTGCCGCCTGAGACATCAAACGGAAGATACGTTCGCGTCGGATCAAAAGAATCAATTACCGAGGTAATCGTCTGCGTTGTTTTTGGCGTTAGAACCGTGGGACCATGAACCTTCGTCGGGATGCTCTGTGCTGCAATCTCTACCGAGCTGGTGTTTGTGTCACCAATATAAGCCTTGCCCCACAGTGACTGAATCGTAGCATCGTATCCAGTTCCGCCTCGCACCCGAGCGTTGCCGCCAGCTCCGTACCAAGCAGGCGTGTTGGCGTCGCCACCCGTGCCGCCGAGCAGGAACGCATCAGCTCCAGGTCCGCTGTTGACGAACAAGCCGCCGATGCTGCCGTCGCCGCCAATCACAATCGCGGAGCCGCCCGCAGCGTTAGCCACACCGTGCGACCACAGTCCTCCTTTAAGGATCGCGCTTCCGGGACCGATGAGCGTTGAACCCACCAATGATGAGGTCGGACCAAGAAGCCCAAGGTTGCGGTTCATCGATGCGGGCACAGAACCCAGGCTCAACGACAACCAAGTGTTTTCTTGGGTGTTGTCCCAAATGATGGGCACATAGGCATTTGTTCCCGAGGTCGTCGTCGCCTTGATCCCGTCAGGGTTGGGATAGTTGCCATGCAGCACGCCACCGGCAACGCCAGTGGGCACAAACGATGGCGGACTAGCGTCAGGGAACGGCGCGGTTGGAGGCGTAAAGCTGGCTGTGTAGCGTGCGATGTTGCTGACGCGCACGTCGTTCATGTAGCCATTATAGAAAAACGCTGCGCCCTGCGAACCAATACAGAGGTTGGTGACGCCGAGGTCGTAGGCGTAGGTCAGCGTCTGTGTCGTACCAACCTGCACACCATCAACAAACAGCCGAACATCGCTACCAGAGCGGCACAGCGTCACAAAATACCACGCTCCCGGCGTCATGCCTGAGGGCGTGTCGTAGTCCCAAGCAACAGCAGCTCGTCCGAGGCCGATGTTGGTGCCACCACGAAAGCCGAAAAAAAGACCGCCAGAGCCTGCTGCCGACACGACAAAGTAGTCGCCCGACATCACGCTTGGGTAAACCCACGCCTCAATCGTGAAGTCGCCAGTGCCAAAGTCATAGGCGACGTTGGTTGGCGCGGTGATGTAGCTGGCGCCGTTGAGATACGCTGAACCGCCGCCAAACTTGCTGGGCGTCGCAACGATGACAGGGGCTCCATTGGAGGTCAGCGGAGCGAGCAGATAGCCGGTGTCCAAGAACGTCGTGCTGCCGGTCGTGCCTGTGCCCGACATCAAAAGCACAACGGTTGGATCACCTGGGCCGATCTTGTTGTTGAACGTGTTCCAATCAATGGACGACAGCCATCCATCGGTCGTCGCATTCGACTGCGTCATTGACAGCGTGGGCGTCGTGCCGCCCGTCGAGGACATGGGCGCGGTTGCGCTGACGCTCGACACCTTGCCGTCAAACATCACCCAATCGGCTGCGCTCAGATAGCCGTCAGTGGTTGCATCCGCTTGCGGGATCGACAGCACGCCCGCAGTCACCACAAGCGGGGCCGTCACGCTGGTGATGATGCCACCGCCACCGGCTGCCGGCGCCCACTCGGTGCCGTTGTAGACCAGCGTCTGCCCAAGAATCGGACGAACCTGCGAGATGCTGATGCCTCGCAGTCCCTTGACGGTGGGCGATTCCAGCGGCCCGGTCAGGTCGCCTTGCACGTTGCGAAGGATCGGGTTCAATGCAGACGCAAGCTGATCCTGCACGCGATTGAGCGCGACATCGTCGCTCATAATGCGTGACAGTTGCTTGATGGTCGGCATTACGGGATACCGCCGCCGCCGCCGAACCCGTTGCCAAACGGCCAAGTGCCGTTCGTCCACTGCACGTCCGCAATCGTCGCGGGCGAGCCAGCGTCGCGGTTCTCGGCCGCAGCCTCGATGCGCTTGATCAGAGCGGCCTTCTGAAGCTGCAACACCGAGGTGTCGCTCTCTTCCTTCTGCGCCATCTTGATCGCCGCGTCGCAGACGACGTACTCCATCCAGCCCGAGATGCCGTCAGCGACAGTCGAGCCGTCCGTCAGCGTTGCGGTCGAGAGCACGAGGCGAGCATCAACACCGGGCACGGGCGTGGGCGAGGTCGTGTTGCCGACGCTCAACGCAAAGTCAGTCGGCTCAGTCTGCTCCAGCGTGATCACGTTGGCGTTCGACGTTGCCGTTACATCAACAAGGCCAGCCGCGTTGATCGATGCCGCAAGATTTGTTGCGGTGATCGTGTTGTTCAAGCCGATGGCGAAGTCAACGCCAGCCGTGAACGTCGTGTTGCCAATGCCGAGGTAGTCATCCGCGACGAGGTTGTTCACCGTCACGGTCGGCACGTCCACAAGCTCGCGCAGGCGCGGGACGTACCAGATGCGGATCGTCTGCCCCATGTTGGGCGACGGAGTGAACCAAAGCTTGTTGCCGCTCAGGCGGTAGCGCAGGTTGGTGACGCCGATCCAAGTCTGCACGTTGGCAGTGGAGTAGCGGTTGCGCTCGGCCAGCGTGAACGGACGCAGCGACACATAACCGTCAGGCCCATCGCTGATCTGCAAGTCCACGCCAAGCAGCTTGAAGAAGTTTGCCGGCAAGTCGTACCGCGTCTGGTTGCCCTGCAACTGAAACGAGTACTGCTCAACGTAGTAGTCGTCGCCGTACTTCTGCACGAGGAGGTCGTACAGCTCAAAGTACGATGCGTTGATGTAGCTGTTCAACTCCGCTTCGGTGACGAAGGTCGAGTTGACCATGTCGGCACGCTGGCGAGCCGCGACCCTGAGCTGCCCCAGGTTCATCTTCGGGTAGATCGCCATCGTGCCTCCTTACAGCAAGGGACGCCCCGGTTGCCCGAGGCGCCCCTCACCATAGCACTGCTTGAGAGCGATTAGTACTCGCCCTCGCCCTCGCTCTCCTCGCCAATGTCCTCGTGGACACCCTCCATGTGAGGCATCGCATCCGCGATGTGGAAAGCAGAGGTCAGAGCAGACGCAACGCCCTCGGCGTCGCCCGCCTTGATGGCCTCAATCAGATCCTCGGCGCACGCAACCATCGCGTGACCGTGACCCGACTCGCCACCACCGTGCTCAGGCTTGCCCTCGCCCATCTTCTTGGGCTTGAGCTTGCCGACGATCAGCGCAACCGCAGCCTTCTCGTCATGCACCATGACAGCCTCCGGTTAGTACGCGCTGGTGTTGGACAGCGTCAGCTCGACGAGCAGCGTCGTGCCATCGGACAGCACGCCAGCCGCAGGGCCGCCACCGCCAAGCGCAATGGTCCCAAGCGTCAGCGACGGGTTGCCCGAGGAACCAGCAACGTCATCCGCGATCACCAGCGTCGTGACCAGCGCACCAGCAGTCCAACCGGCAGCATTGACAGCCGACGCCGACACGTTGAGCAGTCGCGTGTACGGATCAAAGGTCGGAACGCCAGTGCCGGTGGTGGTAAACAACGTCGTTGAACTGCCGATTGCCTGGAACGTGCCGCCGTTGATCGAACCAAGCACCAGCGTAAACTCACCGCCGCTGCCAACCGACAGCGACTCAATTCCCTGCGATGGGTTAATAGTGGTGGGATTCGATGCCGAGTTGATGATCTCCTGCGTCACCAAAACCGGCGCACCAGCGTCATACACGATCTTCGCGAACAGCTTGATGACACGCCGCTCAAGGGTGCCGCCAAACTGGTTGTAAGTACGGTTAGCCATGTTGGCCTCCTGTTGTGACAAGGGGCGACCCCAGCAGACGCCAGAGCCGCCCCGAGTCGGCTAGTGGTTACGCGCCGAGCGACACCACGGCGTTGAAGCCGGGGGCGTTGCAGCCGAGGTTCGCGTAGCTGACGACGCGAAGCTCCGCAGCGTCGCTGTTGTAGACGCGGAGCATCTCAAGCCCGTCCGCGTACTTGGCGATGTGCGGCGCCGGCCCGAGCGAGTACAGCTTCCAGGTGTCCATCTGGAGGAGGTACGCGGTCTTCGCGGGGCACGAGCGGTCGGGGAACACCTTGATCTGACCGGCGGCGCCGTTGATCAGGATGCCGGGGTAGTAGAGCTTCGCGGGGCCGTCGAACGAGATGTACTGCGCCTTGCTGCCGAGCGACTTCTCAAGCGCGGCATACGAGGCGAAGTTCATAATGCAGACATCGGGGTTGCCACCTTCGCGAGCGACGAGCAGCGAGGCGTCGATCACGGCCTCCTCAATGCTCTCCGAGGTGCCGTTGAAGCGCACGCCAGCGAGGCGCGTCGGGTCGGACGAGCGGTCAACCGAGAAGAAGTTGTCGCCCGAGGTCGGCGCGGTCGTCGGGAGCCACGCAGCCAGACCCTTCATCGCAACACCGTAGTCGCCCTGCACGTTCACAGTGTCGGTCGCAACCCAGCCGGTCGGCGTGGCAGCGGCGCCGCCCATGCCGCTCGACGCCACGGTCACGGTGCCAGCAGTGCGGTTGACGGCAATGACGTAGCCGAGGCCCGCACGCGCCGAACCGCCGCTGCTGTAAGCCTGAAGCGTCATGTTCACTTCAAAGTTCACAACGTCAGACGCGCTGCTGAGGACGATGACGCCCGTCGTGATCGAGCCAATGGTGCCGATGGTGCCCGAGCCGTTGCGGAAGATCTGCGTCGCAAGCGAGTTGGTCAGAGCGCGGATCGCGCCGTCGATCACCACGGTCGCGCCGTTGATGAACGCCATCTTGTCCGTCTTGCTGGCGAGCATCGTCTGGTTGTCGATCTGCGCGATGCTGTAGTTGGTCGCGCGGGTCAGCGCAAACGACTGAATGATCGCGGCAGACTGGTTGCCGTAGGCATTGCTGAACGTCGAGCTGCGACCCTGCGAGGTACCGATGATCAGGGGAATCGGCATATACTTGCCGCCGAACTCATCCATCTTGGGAACCATCGCGAGGAACGGGTTGTTCTTGTAGACCAGGTTCGCGATCTTCTGGTCGTCGTAAAGCTCCTTGAGAGCCGCGTTCGCAGCGCCAAGGTCAAACGCACCGGCAAACGAGCCGGTCGGGTTAAGAGCAGGGTTAGGTGCAACAGCCATTGGCTACCTACAGCAGACAGCGCCTGATGCGCGCCTGCAAATCCGCGTCGAGCGCGCCATGCGCTACCAGCGGAGCGTTGAACGGTTTAAGTGAACGAGAGTGCGCCTTGCGTCGCTGCCGTACCTAGCGGTTACCTTCCCTCTAGCCGCGCAAGTGCTGCCGCGATCCGATCAGCGTCTGAGCGCTGTGACTTCGGACCCGCGACTGCCGTTGCACCCAAGTCATTCGTCAGCGTCGGTCCCATCTTCGGTGCCGGTGCTGCCGTCTGTGCCTGCGGCGAGGCCGCTTTCTGCTGCGTCACTGCGAACTTCTTCGTCGCTACTGCCTTGCGTGCGAGGTCTTCGTAGTGCTCTTCAACGAGCTTGGCCGCCTCCGGGATCGTCAGCAGCTTTCCGCTCTGCTTGAAGTGCTCTTCAATCACCTCGCTCACGAGGTTTGCACCACCGTAAAGATTTGTCAACTCGTATGTATCGGCGTGTTGTCCGACATACTCGTTCACCTCTTCGCGGAAGGACTCAATGATCTGCTGCTGCTCCTGCGCCTGGAGCGCACGCTGCTCCTCCAGAATCCGCTTCTGCTCGTCGCGAGCCTGACGCTTGAACTCCTCAAGCTCCTGACGCACCGACTGCACCTCGGCATTCGGCGTCGGCTTGTTGTCGTTCAGCACGAATTCAGTGATCTGCTCGTAGGTCAGTCCGAGCTGCTTGAGCGCGTCCAGCGGGTTCAGCGCAGCCTGCCGCTTGGCCTCCTGAAACGCGCGGATCTCCTCGGCCTGCTGCGCGAGCACCGACTGCTGCTGCCGCACCGCCTGCTGCCGACGAAGCAGATCCTGCTCTTTGCGCGCCAGCATCGCAAAGCGGTCAGCCTTGGGAGGTGCAGGCTTCTCCTCGACCGGCTTCTCCTCGGGAGTCTGCTCCGCAACCGGCGCGGTGCCCAGCACCTCCTGTGCAGTCGGCGGCGGCGCCTCGGGAACCGGACCTCCTAGCGTACCCGTCGTCATGTTCGTCATCGTGCCTTCAACAGCCATGCGTCACTCCTTGGTTACTGTACCGGGACATTCGGTACAAGCTCACTTGCAGGCATCGGCATCGGAGGCGCCAGCGGCATCCCCGTCGCTCCCGGCATCGGCATCTGCGGCACGGGCGGCGGCATCATTGCCTGCTCAATCTCGTTGATCTGCTCAAGGTACCGGCGCAGCAGCTCAAGCCGGTCCTCGCGAAGGTTGTTCGCCTTTCCCTTGGCGTAGTACTCAAGGCACAACTGCTTCGACATCGCGAGGTCATCCAGCGGATCGGGCGAGGTGTAGTCACCGTCGTCCACGATCTTGTCGAAGACCATCGTGAGGTAGTCCTCTTCCGCATTCGCAAGACTCTCAACCTGGTCAAGATCAGGGAAGTCGAGCAGCCGACGGGCCTGACGCGGCGAGAGGAAGCCCGCCTGCGCGTACTCCTGAATCGTCGCAAGACGGCCCGCAGGATCGCTCGGCAGCGACGACACGGGGTAGCACTGCATCACATAGTCGTCGTCGGTGAGCTTGATGTCCTTCCACTCAATGCGCTCAATCGACTTGCGACCAGGGACGCGGACCTCGTAGCCCTTCTCCTCGGCGGCGATCATCTTGATCACCTCAATGGAGAGCCGCGCAACGTCCATGTACATCGTTTCGTAGCTCTTCGCCGGAACGTGCAGACGATCCTGTTGAATGTCGTTGTACTCGCGGATCGCGCGACCGCTGTTCAACCCCTCGGGCTTCAGCGACGAGGCCGCAAGCTGCGACACGCCCGCCTGCTCGTACCCCTTGTTGATCAGGTTCTGGAGGTGCGCAAACACCTCGGGCGACACAATCTGCGGCACCACATACTGCGGCGGCACGCCCGTGTAGTTCACGATTGTGCCGATGTCGTTGTTCAGGTGCTCCTTCACGATCTTGCTGCCGTTCTCAATGAACACCTTGAACGAGCCAGCGAGGTGGAACGACCGCTGGATGATCCACAGGATCTTGTTGATCTCCAACTGAATGTTCTGGAGCTGCTCCGCAAGCCCCTGTCCCCAATAACCGTACAGACGCGGGCACCACTGCACGCGCGCGAACGGGAACCACTGATGCGGCCACGGCTCCATCTCGCCCAGCACCGCGCCGTCAATCGTGATGCAGTGCCTGCCGTCGTCTGCTCCAGGCCCGCTGGCAAGGTGCCAAGACTCCCGCACCGTGATCATGTCCGCGACAATGCTGCGGCCAGCCTCCTCGGTCCTTGACGGCTTTGCCCCTGCGATCTTGTCTGCGTCGTCAGGGAACATGTCGAACAGCACCTGACGGTCTACCTGTTTCACGCGGTGCATCTGACGCGGCTGGCCGTACAGCGCCTCAACGTCGTCCACAAAGATCTCGCTCGCCATCACGCGCTCGTGGCAGACGCGGTCACCCTTGGCGAACACATGGATGAAGCCGTCGCCCCACACCGAGGCGTCGCGGAACACCGTCGTACCAATCTCGTGCGTCGCGTTCTCGTAGAACACGCCGTCCAAGAAGGCGTTCAGCTTCTTCGCCTCACGCTGCTTGCGATAGTCGCCTCCACTCGTCAAAAACAACGGCTTTGGACGGTTGCGCGTGATCTTCGCAACCACGGTGTCCACCACCGACTGCACCAGGTTGTAGCTGATGCGATCACGCAGTGCGGGCTGCTGCGCCGCCAACTTGCTGAACGACACGCCCGCCAGCGTCGTCGGACTCAGGTTGCCGTACAAGCGCGACGAGACAATCCACTGCGTCGCCCGAAACGACTGCGCGTCGCGAATCAGGTTCAGCGTCCCGCTGATCACGTCCGCAGCGTCGCCACCCTCAAGCATCCACCAACGACGCTCCTTGTTGTCGGGCAGCTTGTCAGGCACACCGCTCCGCTCGCCACCAATCGTGAAGTCTCGAAATTCAATGGGCATGACGCCTCTCCATCCTGCGGACAACGCGGTTCTTCTTCACGCCAAACAACTTGCCCAGCAAGCGGAACGCCTGACGCTCCCGCTCGTCCGTCATCTCAGGATACCACGCCTTGCAAAGCTGCCCGATGATGAACACTCGCTCCTCGGTCGTCAGAGGCGCAAGCTCGTTGAACCAAGGCCGCCGCATCTGCTGCAAGTCAGAGACAATCATCTCCTGATGCGCGAACCCGGCCCACAGCGCCGCACGCCAGAGATGCTCACGGGAGTTGGCCCTCTTCGCCTCCTCCGCGTTCATCAACTCCTCGCCCTGCTTCACCTCATCCGACATTCGGCGCTCCCCCCGACGACGAACAGAGATCGTGCGAGCATCCCATCAGGCAACCAGCATCCGAGTGCTCAGTCACCCAACTGTGCCCGCACGCGCAAACAGAGCCGGTAGCGTCCTCAAAGACTCCCTGCTGGGCCATCGGCTCCACTGTCTTTGAATAGGAGGCCGGGGCGCTACCAAGCTCAACCTCAATCCCGTTGACCGCAAGTCGGCGGATGCCATGCTCGCGCATGAACCCTACCCACATCTCCACAACGTGCTGGTCAACCACGGGCACCTCCAAAACGGCGCGACGGTATTCTCAATGCATGATCCCGTCAATCGCAGGATCGTCGTACAACGCAAGCCCCTGCTCCCGCGCACGCCGCTCCTCCAGCACCTTCTCCATCTGCTTCTCTTCGTACTCCAACATCCAATCGGCCTCGCTCTTGCCGTACTTCAGCCCGTTGTCCTGCCGCACCTCCGACAGCCACTGATAGCAGTGCCTCCATGCGTACAGCGCCGCGTCCACGCAGTGGTTCTCGCAGTTCGGATGCTCCTCCCGCCTCGGACTCCGGTCGTCCCAAATCAACTGCGAGTACTCTTCCGCCAGCGGAGCCGCTGCCTTCCGATGCAGCTTGATGTACCCGCTCGCGAAGTCGCCGTTCATAATCTCAATAAAATCCGCCTTGCCCGCCTTCTCTGCCGGCGTCAGCGGGATGTCGTGACGACGGCGCATCTCTTCCACCGCCTGCTTGTTCGCTCCGTCAATCACGATGCGGTCAAACTCAAAGCGTCCCATCAGTCGCCGCGTCTGGTCCGCTACCTCCGTGATGTCGCACTTGGCCTTCTTGTGCGCTCCCAGCACGTACAGCGTGCGATCAAAGTCGTGATACGCGCACACCACCCATGCCGTCGGGTCGTTGAACCCGAGGTCGATCCCCAACACGTAGTGCCAGCGCCCGCCCTTCGACATCACCGGCAACTCGTCAAACGTGTTGCGCGCCCCGTCGAAGCGGTACACCAAGTTGCTGTCATCCACCACCCACTTGCCCAGGTAGTGCTGCTGGAACAGCGGCGTGTTCTCGATGTTCGGGTTTGCCAACTTCAAGTCCTCAATCTCGTCCTTCCACTTGTCCGCCATGTGCGGGTTGTCGAACGCAGTCCACCGATGGCCGCTCCAGCCCATAATCTCCCAGCGTCCCGCCTCGCCGGGGTTCTGCCCCTTCGTCAGGTCGTAGAACAACCCGCGCTTGATGTTCCCGGGCGTCCCGATCAACGCAATCGTGCCTCGGTAGTCCGCAGTCGCCGGCTTCAAGATGCCGTACACCATCTCGTGCAGATCAACGCCATACGAGGCCGCCTCGTCCACCACCACGCTCTTGAACTTCTGCCCGAGTGCCTTGTCCTTTTCCTGCTCGTCCGCGTCCATGCCCAGCAGGTAAATCATCGACCCGTTCGGCAGCGTCACCGACAGCTCTGTCTCGTTGAACCGGCATCCCAACGACTGCTCTCGGTCAATCGTCTTCAGCACGTCCTTCCACATGATCCGCTTGGCAGACGCCCGCGTCAGCGCAACGTACAAGCACGACACGTTCGCCGTCTGATACGCATCCCGCATCAGCATCAGCCCCGCGCCGTAGCTCTTCCCCGACCGGCGCGTACACAACACCACCTTCAGCCGCGCCTCGTCGTCCAAGAAGGCGTTCTGCGCCTTGAACGTGCCGTCGCGGAACACTGGCTCCTTTTTCTCGCTCATCATCAGAGCAAAGAACTCGCTCCGCTCCGAGGGCGTCATCTTCGCGATCAGCTTGTCCAGCTCTTCCTTGGTCACTTTTCAACCCTAAGCGTCAGTCTCTTCGCCCTCGCATCCGCCGCAAGCTGATCGGTGCAAAACCTGAACGATGCGCTGCGATGAATCCCGCTCGGAATGCTGGGCAACTCCTGCATCTGCTCCTCAAGCATTCGCCTATACTCCTCAAGCGACAGCCGCTGCACGCTGGGCTGCGTTGCGGCGTTCCTCTGCTCGCGAATGCTGGCGCAAAGGTTGATCAACTCCTGCGCGTCTGCGTCAAATCGCGGCTTCGGCTCCTCACGCTCAAGCTCGCCAAACCACGACGCCACCCACACGAAGAACCGTCGCCATGCGGTCTTGAACCAAGTCATTCCTGCGCCTCCCGCATCATCCGCTCGTACTCGTCCCGAGTCATGATCTTCGGCCTGTCCCCGCCCACCAAGGCGTCGTGCTCCGCCTTGCTGATCCCCCGCGTCACCATCTCCACCCGCTTGCGCCCGCTCTCGTACCGTCCCACCACCTCCCGCGCGTAGTCCAACGCAGGCCCAATCCCGCCCCAACCGCGCCCACTCAACGCTCGATCCGCTGTCCAGTACGCAGCGTCCACGTCCTCGTCAAACTTCCCCTCCACCCTCAACTCTTCCAACCGCTTCCGCAGCCGCTCAAGCTCGTCCCTCATATCCGCACCTGTCCTTCCACCGCTCGCTTTGCGGCCTCCAACGTCGGCGCCACATTCTCTCCCCACGCCCGCACGCCCCAAATCCACCGCTCCGACGGTTTTTGCCACTCTACCCAGCAACACCAGGTCTGCGTAAACGCCACATACCGCTCCCCGCAATCAGGCCCGCTCGGGTCTGTCCGCTGCCAATCCAAGTCTCCGTAAATGATCTCAGCCATCCTCGGGCACCAGCGGCAGCGCCTCAATCGCCGCACCTATTGCGAAGAACCCCTCCGTGTCCGCCACCTTCGCCGCGCACCCTCGCATCCACCGCGCCGCCGCCATCTTGTGCACCACCACCTCCGCGTCCCATGACGCATGATGCTCAAGTTCCCGCTGCCTCATGTCGTTACGGTACCGCTCGTTGATTCCCCGCTGAATCGTTCCCTCGGGGTCCGCTAGCAACGCCTGCAACTCACGCACGCGGCCTTGCAACTCCAACACCTCGTTTGCTCGAATCCGTGCTCGGTTGAAATAAAAGCTCAATGTTTTTTGCAGTTGCGCGTTGCGCCGCTCTCGCTCCAACCCGCGCCTATTCATCGTTCGCCTCGCTCCCATCACACACCTCTGCGGTCACTGCCGCTACCGCGCAAACTCTTTCATGCTCTTCACTTCCATTAGCGCAATGCTCCATAGCCGACGGAAAATGTCTGCCATGCGCGTAATGCTGTCTTGCGTGCAGCCATGAATGTAGCCGCCTTCCCCAAAGTAATTGTGCGAACAACCATCAAAACGGATCACCCCGTGCATGATCGGCATCGACAATTCAACCGACTCGGTCATGCCAAATCCGCTAGGGTCTTTTTCTTTTTGAGAATACAAAAAAACGCCACCGGCATCAATCCCAGCAACTTCGTACACCCTGTAGTCCATGCAATAAGCGTCCTCGGTTGTTCTCGTACACACCGTCACACCAAGGTCGCCAAGATCCGTCCATGTCTGCATTTTCCACTCAAACTGTGCCATGCGTTACTCCTGCGGTCACTGCCGCTCCCACATCCTCGCATGGGTACACGGGAACCCGCAACCCTTTTTGCGCGCCCGCTCATTTCTTTTGCGCCAGTTATGCGAATTACGCCGCATGGGTACACGCTGCACTGCAAGGCTTTTGCCCTCTGGGGGGGCTATAGGCATGGGTACACGCTGCGGCATATGGTGGGTACTCTCTGGGGGGGTATATATATGTAAGTAAATCCCCCGCACGCATGGTGGGGGGGGTCGAGCCTGGTCCGGGCCGCCTCGCGACGGCACGAGCGCCCGACCGACCGTCCGCCCGTCCGCCGACGCGCGCCGGTACCGCGCACCTTGCCGCGCGCCTCGCGAGCTTGGCGCCGCACCTGGTAGCGCGTTGCGAAACTGCCGTAAAATAAGGCCGATCCGCGCCTTGTGTTTTTTTCTTTGACTCCGCCCGTGGGGTCGTGCATGATGCCAGTCGTCCCGCAGTGACGCGGGCGGAGGTAAAGCGATGGGATTCTTGCTGGTGGTGGCGCTGGGAATCGTCGTGGTGCCCGTGTTTTGCGTCGTGGGCATCGCGGGCGCGGCGGTGCTTTTGTGGCTCGCGGACGGGTGCGAGGCCGTGATCGCGAGGTTGCAGTGATGACGGCGGACGACGT